ATTTAGATATGAATGGACAAATAGTAGGTGAATTTGATAAGTTTTTTGTTGGAGGTGAAGAAATAGAGTACCCCGGAGATCCAAAAGCCAAAGCGGGTAATGTTATAAATTGCAGGTGTAAAATAGTATTTACAGTTAAAAAAGACGAAAACGGATTGCCAATTAGAAAAGTAAAGAATTAATTTATATATTTGTATTATGGAATTTAAGCAAATAAGTTACGATTTAAAAGAATTAGACGATAAAAAAGGGATTGTTATCGCCTATGCTAATGTATATAACAATACGGATAGCGATGGCGATATAAGTGCGTTTGGTTCGTTTGAAAAAACAGTAAGCGAAAACTTTAAACGTATTCGAGTACTTAAAGACCATAATCCAACTATGATGATTGGAGTACCTTTAGAGATAAATACCAAAGATACATACGGATTACTTACTACTTCTCAATTCAACATGAATAAAGATTTAGGCCGTGATATGTTTCAAGATGTTAAATTGATGCATGATAATAATCTTAATGCCGAATTAAGTATAGGATATAGAGTAATGCAAAGAGACCAAAAGAATAAGAATATCATTAATGAATATAAATTAATGGAATATTCTTTTTTATCTAGTTGGGCCGCAAATGAATTGGCAACAGTTCAAAATATCAAAGGAATTAAAAGCCATTACGGAATAATGGAATTAATCGAAAAATCATACAATTTGGATTATTCAGACGAACGTTTAAAACAAATTGAAAATTTATTGAAATCACTATCAAATGAGCCGTTATTAGATGACACTTTGAATGATACGCCGATTATATTAGACACGTTAAAATCATTTACAAACTCATTAATCCTTAAATAAAATGGACGAGAAATTATTAGCCGAATTGGCAAACATCAAAAGCGGTTTAGAAACTAAAACAACTGCAGAAGTAAAAAACGCAATCGATGCGTTTGAAGTAAAAATGAACGCATCTAGCAAAGTTGCATTCGAAACAGAATTGAAATCAGTTAAAGAAGCTTTAGAGGCTAAATTTGCTGCTGATTTAAAATTGGTTCAAGACCATGCTGACAAATTGGATGTAAAACTTCAAGAAAAATCAGTAGAAGTTAAAAACGAAGATACTTTGGTAAAATCTATCAATGACAACTTCGAGGGAATTAAATCTGTAAGAAAAGGAAATGCCTTTCAAACAAAAGCAGTAGGAAACATGACTTTGGCTAATCTTACTGGAGATGCTCCTAGAGATTATAACCTAAATGTAGTTATGATTCCGGGTCAAATGGTAAATGTATCTGACTTGGTTGGAAGTGTTACTATTGAAGGTGGTACTTACACTTACCCACGTGAGGGAGCAGGTGAAGGATCTATCGCAGCTCAAACAGAGGGAAGTTCTAAATCTCAAAGAGATTATGACTTTACAATGGTTGATTTAGCTACTAACTTTATTGCTGGTTTCACAAGATATAGCAAAAAAATGGCTAACAACTTGCCTTTCTTAACTTCATTTATTCCAAATGCTTTGAGAAGAGATTACGCAATTGCTGAAAATTCAATTTTTAACGCTGTATTAGCTGCTGCTGCAACTGCATCAACTCAAATAATTACAGGTAAAAACAAAATTGAAATGTTATTGAATGAAATCGCAACTCAAGAAGGTTTAAACTACCCTGTTAACGCTATCGTTTTACGTCCTGCTGATTATTGGGATATCTTGAAAACTGAAAAATCAACAGGTGCAGGATACGGACTTCCGGGTATTGTAACTTTAGAAGGTGGTCAATTACGTATCAATGGTATTCCATTATTGAAAGCGAATTGGTTAGCTGCTAACAAATATTATGTTGGTGATTGGTCAAGAGTTAACAAAATTGTAACAGAAGGACTTTCTTTAGAGTTTTCAGAAACAGAAGGAACAAACTTTGTAACTAATAATATTACTGCTCGTATCGAAGCACAAGTAGGTTTGGCCGTTGAGCAACCTGCAGCTATCATCTACGGAGATTTTACAGCAGTCTAGTTTTTGTTGTTGGTTAGTTAATTTAAAACCGTTTGTTAATTCAAACGGTTTTTTTTATACCTTTGAATAAATAAAATTTACTAAAATGAAAAAATATAAAGTAATAAAAGCATTTTTTAAAATATCCGAACAAAAAAACTATGCAATTGACGATACTATTGAATTATCAATAGAAGACGCAAAAGCAATGGATTGGTACGTTGTAGAAATAAAAGAAGCAAAAGAAACTAAAACTAAAAAATAATGACAAGTTATTTAGACGTAATATCATTAGAGCAAGCTAAACTATACTTAAAAGTTGATGAGTTGCAAACAGTAACCGACAACGAAATAGTAAGTATGATCAATAGTTCTTTATCTTTTATAGAAAAAAGAACAGGCCATATATTAAAGACTAAAACAAAGACTTATTATTCATGCGCTTTGGTTAATAGTGTAATTGTTTACGATTACCCTATAGTAGATGCGCCTATTGAAACTCAAGTAAGGCAAAGCAATTCAATTGTACCAACTGTTAACGGTTCGGTTTCTTTGGAATTAGGATATGCCGATATAGAGGACGTTCCAAGTGAGTTAATAGATGCGGCCTTACAATTACTTAAAGTATGGTTTTATGAGTCAGAAACGCAAAGTAATACTTCATTGATTCCATTATCAGTAATGCAAGCAATTGACGTTAATCGTAGATTCGTATGATAGCAAGAAAATACAATCGTGCAATAGCAATATGGAAGACTACAACCGTTTCAGATGGTTACGGAGGTAATACAGTTACCGAAGCTTTGGTTTATTCCGTATGGGCAAACTTTGATACTAAACGAGCTTATCGACAAAATGAAAATGGACAAAACGACAATTTTGTACAATCTATTTTTACTATTCGTAATCGTTATGATATTGATTTGTCGGTAAAAGATAATTTCATAAAATATAACGGACTTATTTTTAATATTGATTCCATTCAGAATATTGATATGAATAATATTGATGTTGAAATATACGCAACTCAAAGAGAATAATGGCAACTATAAAAGGTTTAGATAAAGTAATTTCAAATATAAGAAAGTACGGAAAAGAGGCCGAAAATGATATTGAAGTTACTACGGAGGAAGTTGCCAGAGATATTGAAAAATATGCAAAAAACTTGGCTCCTGCAAACTTTGGAAAATTAGGAGGTTCTATTTTAGCTAGCGAAATAACGCCTACATTATGGAGAATAAGAACAGATAGCGACGGATTAGCTCCTTATGCTGCTTATGTAGAGTTTGGAACTGGTGGATTGGTTAGCGTTCCTGCTGAATTAAAAGAGCAAGCTTGGTTATTTAAAGGCAAAGGAATTAAAGAAGTTAATTTAAGAGCAAGACCGTATTTATACCCATCATTATTAAGAGGTCGAAAAGAATATTTAGAAAAGTTAAAAAAAGTATTAGATAAATATGGTAAATCCAAATAAACATATTAGAAAAGCTATTTACGATGCTGTAAATGCAAGTTATCCGTGTTTTGATAGTCAAGTAACAGGAAAAACAAATCCTACGAAATACGTTATTATTTCAACTCAAGATAAAGATATAAACAAAGCAAATAAATGCGAGTATCTTTGGGAAGTATCTACGTTATTGGATTTAGTTTGCATTTATAATGGTGCAGGAAATACAGGATCTAGGGTAGCTAATGACGATATGGAAAATGCTATTTTATCGTTAATTGAAAATATAGAAATTGCAGGATATACAGTATTGAATAGATCATTTGAGTTCCCTAGTAATTTGGATAGCAGTACTTCAACTCAAACAGTTTATAGAAATTTTATTCGATTGATATTAACATTAAAATAAAATAACTATATTTACATAAAATTTATAATCTTAAAAAAATTAAACCATGTCTATTAAAGGAGAAAAAGGAATTATCTACATTTATACAGGTGCTGCATATAAGCCAGTCGCTTGTCTAACTTCAAACAGTTTAAACACTACTGTTTCAATGATTGAGTCACAAACAAAATGTTTTCCGGGAGTTGTTAAAAAAACAGCAGGTACATTTAGTTATACAATTGACGCAGAGGGCGAGTATATCGATACTACTTCGGTAGGTGGTGATACTACAAAACAAAGTCACGATGCTTTATTTTTACTACAACAAGCGAAGTCTTTAGTTGAGTGGAAATTAGATACCGATATTACAAATGTAGATTCTACAAAATACTACGGAAGTGGTTATTTGACAGATTTAAGCGCAACTTTTGGAAGCGGTGATGATGTTACTACATTTTCAGCTACAATCGATGGCGATGGAGCGATAGTATTAACTGATCCAAACGCTTAATGAAAAGTATTGTATTGAATATAGGCGGACAAGATAGAACATTCTATTTTGGATTAGGTTTTTTAGGCAATCTATTAGAAAAGGAAAATATAACATTTCAAGATATAGACACAAAAGTAAAAGAAAATCCTTTTAAATGGATTCCTTTAATTATGTTTTATTCTTTGGCTTTTGGATTCACACGTAGAAATGAAAACCCTGATTTTGATGCCTTTGATGTTGCTGAATGGGTAGATGAAATAGGGGCTGATAATTCAATCGTTAATGATTTCTTTATAGCTTTTAGACAGTCTTTAGTTAAGGACGTTCCAGAAACTAAAACAGATTCAAAAAAAAAAATAACGAAAAAATAAACTGGAGTGAAGATGTAATATCATTCGCTTTAGGAGAGCTTAAATGTCCTGATTTGGATTTCGTTTACGATATGACGTGGGCAGAATTTCAAATCAGGCTTTTTGCGTACAAACGTATTGATTTATATAAATGGCAAATGTTACGTGAAATGATGTGGACTACATACATAGCACCTCACCAAGACCCTAAAAAAATGGTAAAGCGAAAAGAAATTTTCTTACCTTTGAATAACGACAAAAAAGATATACCAAGCGTTTCAAAAGACCACAAAGACAATTTTATAAAAGCATTCCAAAAATGGCAACAGGAAATAAATTAGAAGTTCAAATAGGTGTTGACAATACAGAATTAAAAAAAGGTATTCAAGAAGCCGTTATATCTTTAGAGAAATTACGACAACAAAAATCGGCTAATTTAAAAGTAGGGTTAGACGTATCGGCTTTAAATACTCAAATTGCAAGTGCTAAAACTAATTTAGCTACCTTACAAAAACAAACAGTTTCTACCACTTCAGCAATGGGTGGATTTCAAAAAGGAACTGTTAACGGTGGCAATGCTTTAATGCAATTTTCTCGTATTGCTCAAGATGCGCCCTATGGTATTATCGGTATCGGTAACAACTTAACCGCAACTGCCGAGGCATTCTCTTATTTAAAAAATCAAACAGGATCTACAGGAGGCGCATTAAAAGCTTTAGCTAATTCATTAATGGGTACTGGAGGTATTTTATTAGGTATTTCATTATTAACTACAGGATTTACATTATTATCTCAATCAGGATTAAGTGTTGGAGATTTAATAGATAAATTAACAGGTGATTTTAACGAATTTAGCGATTCAATTAAAAAAGCAAGTGATGAGGCAGTTAAAAGCACTATTTCGGAAGTTTCTAGTTTAAAAGAATTAATATTTGTAGCTCAAAATGAAACGAAATCTAAAAAAGAAAGATTATCGGCGGTAAGTGAATTACAAAAATTATATCCGGGTTATTTTGGTAATTTAACACAGGAAAAAATATTAACAGGAGACTTAACTGCTATTACGCAAGAGTTGACAAAAGCATTAATTAATAAAGCAATTGCTGAAAAATTAACCGATTCGGCAGTAGCTCCAACTTTAAAACTTTATCACGCAAACGCTCTATTATTATCTTTAAAGAAAGAGCAATTACAAGCAGAAACTCAATTAAACGAGGCTGTTAAGAGAGGGGATTCCGCACAGTCTTTAGCTTTTTATAGTAATAATTTAAAAAAAGTTAATGATAAATTAGGCGAAACTAGAGGTACTATTATAACGACTACAAATGAAACTAATAGGCTTCAAGATGCTATAAATAAAATCGGAGGTACTGCATCTAAATTATTAATAAAAACAGTTCCAAAAGAAAAAGCAGCTTCAGTAGCAAAACCTAAAAAAGAAAAAGTAAACCCTAATGCTGGTAATGAATTTAGACCATTTTTACAGGAATTTACAGGCGCAGTAGTACCAGAATTAGCACTTACATTTAAAGACCCTACAGAGGGATTTACAGCATGGAACGAAAAGGTAGTAGCTGGATTAACTACTGCTGAACAAGCTTTATTAGATTTTAATTATAATGCCGCTGCATTAATAAGTACTTCAATAGGTGATACATTTGGACAATTAGGAACTGTTATAGGTGAAGCTTTAGTAAATGGAGGAAATGTTCTATCTGCAATAGGTACTACTTTACTTCAAAGTTTAGGTAAGTTTTTATCTGATATGGGAGGAATGTTAATTCAGTACGGAACTTTAGCAGTAGTAAAAGGTAAATTAGATTTAGCAATTTTAACTGGAGGGCCTGTAGCTATAGCAGCTGGAATTGCAGCAATAGGAATAGGAGTTGCATTAAAAGCTATTGGAGGAGCTATAGGAGCGAAAGCAAAAGGAGGGGCCGGAGGTAACACATCGACATCAACAGGATCAGGCGCAAATAATACATCTACAACATATGGAGGCGGTAGTTTTTCAAGTAGCGGAGGCGGAACAGTAGTATTTGAAATAGCAGGAACTTCATTAATTGGCGTATTAAATAATACAACAAGTAGAAACTTAAGATTAGGAGGTAAATAATGGAAAAGTACTTTATACAAAATAATATAACGGGTTATTTAGTTCAAATATTCAAAATTGGATACAATGGAGCATCTACTGAAATATTCGGTAAAATATCAATTGATAAGGGTAATGTAGATAATATTTTAGATACTATTCGAGGCACTGGATTAAATTTACAATTAGAGGCGAGTATAGATTTAGATTTTAATGAATTTTCAGAGGCCGACGAAAAAACATATACTGCAAAAGTTACCAAAAATGGAACTGTAGTTTTTAATGGATTTCTAAAACCTGACGGAGTTACTCAATCTTTTGTTAGAGATTTTTGGGTAGTAGATTTGGATTTTATAGACGGATTAGGAGCATTAAAAGACTTATCTTTTGTTAAGCCTGACGGAACTAACTATATTGGTAAAATGTCAA